AATTTGTTCACTTTATATCTCTCAAAATGTTTAGCTATTCCTGCTAACCAAGGGAAACTAGAAAGTAACCCAGGGTTAATTGGAAAATTTAACACATTTGCGAATGCAACTGATCCCGCAACCGTCCCCACCCTTTCACACTCTTTGTGTGTCGAGGTTTGTGACTTTGCCGACCGTTGTTTCGATGAGCGATTTTGTGCAACAGGTGCTTTAACCAAATTGTTATTCTTTTTATTTTTATTTGCATTATTTCTTCTTTGCTTTAAAGATTTAGTATTATTATTTCTGTTCATGTTTAGTATGGGATCCATCTCCTGACGGAGACCGACTGTACATCCTTGAGTACCAACGATCATGTTGGCCTTCCTTTGCAGTCTGTCGGCATTTATGTCATAAGACAATTTAGCACGGAAGTATTAAGTTACCAGTAAACACTTGTAACACCGTTTTGGGAAGATTAAACTTAAGAACCCCATGGATAGTTATATGACTTATCCAGGTCGGCAGTTTCACAACATGCCCGGGTTGTTATGCTTATTTATTCTTCTTGGATTGGTGACTCAGGATAAACCTGTTCAACTAATTGCCAAGGCCAGAATTCAATTTTCTTATTTCCCATTCGTTCAGCCGTATTATTTCGAACCATCTTGAGTCTCTTATCAGAGCCTCTAGGTGAAACGAATCTATAAATCTTCTCAGATTTATAATTCATACCCTGAGCTAATGGAATAGGACTTAGAGTTCTGGGAGCATAAGGAATACTATTTTCTTTTAAAGGACCTATTTTTGGAGCTAATGCTAAATTCGGAATATGAAATAGAGGAAGATCTCCTAATTGGGAGCGATTCTCTTGGATTATTCCATGAGGAACCTGAGGTTCTACAACAGATTCTTCTATACCTTTCTTTATAAAGAATTCATTTGCTGTTGCAAATCTTCTTTGAAAAGATGTATAGAAGGGTTTGAGACCCGTAGGCTTCAGACATCCTAAACCTCCTCTTTCACCAGGTAGAAACATATTATAATTACCTTTCTTTGTTGTCTTATCTATTATTGATTTATTATAATGAATAAATCTTTGATGGGCACGGATTGGATCTTGAGCTCCACTTATGACTTGAGAATAATTCTCAATCCATGGTTTTGCTCGTAATCCTTTCTCTCTGCCTGTTATTTTAGATTGACCAGTTAATAGACCCACATTGAAAAACTCAATTTTCTCGAATAGAACACTATTCAAGGAATTTGGTTTGTAACAATAAAGTTCAGAATTAACTGTTAACAAAGAAGGGTGGATATAGTTCTTGCCTAAAGAAAGACTAAATCCAACCTTTTTAACTTCCTCTTGCCAGATATCATAAAGCTCTGTATCTGCTCTAAATAAAATATCATCACCGTTAATTTTAACAGGGAGATCTTTTAAAGAAAAGTACAGATCTGGATATCGTCTCTTCATTGCTCTAGAATATGCTAGGAGATTTATAATACAAAGGATAGGAAAACTAAGGGTTGAACCCATTAGTTGACCTTGAGTTTGCATTACTGGATCTATTGGAGGATAAAATCCTCCTCCTGGTTTCTTCACAGAGGGAT